GCCATAAGCACTAAACGCTGGCATATTGCCACTAACCATCACAGTACCAGTAGCGGCTGGTAGCGTAAATGTGTTGCTACCCGCTACCGCAGGTGCTTGTAGCGTTATAGAACCGCTTGTATCTCCGCTTATAACGACAGATGACATATTTATCCTTTAAAGAACAACCCAGCGTTGACCGCTAGATACTGTTACAGACTGACCACTTGCCACAGTAACAGGACCTACGCTGTGTGCGTTGTAACCACTTGCTACCGTATAACTTGTGCTTACCGTTGCGCTGTTGAGTATCAAACCATTATTTGCAGTCAACTCAGACGCTTGGAATTCACCTGTGCTTGGCTTGTAGAGTAACTTGGCATTAGATGTGTAAACAGTAAGCGCAGTACCACTTGTTGCACTCGAAAACAAAGGATATTCAAACGATGATGTAGCCGTGTCGTTGCTGATAGCCGCACCGCCCACAGAACTCCATGTTGTTCCGTTGTAGCCTTCAAACTGAGTCGTTGTGGTGTTAAAGCGCAACATGCCAGACGCTGGGCTTGCAGGTTGTTGACCTGTTGTACCGTTTGGTAAAGTAATTGCCCCAGTCGTTGGAAAAGACACAATACTTGTTGCGCCATCCACTTTCATAGCATCTGCGCCAGCATTTACAGCCAATCGTATAGAGTTGGATGTTGTAGTGCCTAACAGTAGATCACCAGTTGTGGCAGTCAAGTACACCATGTTGGGTGCGCCAAAACTGTTTGTACCCGCAGTTCCAGTCCAGCCAGAACTGTTCATGCCAAAGTCACCGTAGTAGGTGGTGGCAGTTGTATTGTTGTTACTCACAATCACGTCAGAAGAAGCCGCAGAACCCGTGTTGGTGTTCTGTATCTCCATTTGAATGTAAGAGTTTTGGCTTGCAGCCATTGTCAGGATGTGGTTTACATCTGTATAGCCCAGTGTTCCATAGGCATACACACCCACATTTGATGACCCAGTAATTGATCCTGTTGCTGTGTATCCAGCCGAGGACAACAAAGTTCCGCTAAATGTCAGGTTGGCTGAGTCTGTCTGTAGACCACCTGTTGTGGAATACACCACTCTGCCAGATGTGAGACTAGTGTTGGTGATGCTGGCAAACTTTCCCGTACCAGAGCCACCTACCAAAATGAATTCTGTACCGTCATAGGTCAAGATAACTATGTCATTAGCCAGCAAAGCATTGGCTGGCAAGGCAGACAAGTCAGGGTTAGTGATGCTCTTAGCACCTAAACCGCTGACGTTGATGGTAGATGCGCCCGTGTTGGCGTTGGCAATCTTGACAAATAAAGTCAGACCTGCTGTGTAGGTAGGAACAATACCTGTGGGGAATGTGACCACATAAGCATTGGCTGCGCCACTATCAGCAAGGTAGTTGCTGTAATTGTTAGGGTTGTTGAGGAATGACGCTACTTGGTTGAAGTTGGTATCAAGCGTAGATAGCGAGATTGGCCCAATCTGTGAGCCGAACGTGTTATTGGGCGTGAATTGTGATGAGCCGCTCATGGATTACCCCACTAAATATGGCGTTGTGATTCTGCGTGTGAATACAGAAGACAGCACGGCTCGTACTTGGCTTGTGTATTCCTGCTTAAATATTTCTGCCTCCCCATAGGCTTGCTCTTTGTGCTTGGCTTTGTAGCAAGCGTAAAAAGACACAGGCGTTGTGTATGGGTCAGGAATTGTCTCTGTCGGAGCAGCGTTGGATAGTGCGGTTGGCAATATCACGGTGTCTAACTCTATGCTGTACGTCTGATCTGGCACAGGACCAAGATAGATGCTGGTTTGTCCGTACATGGCATACGCTATGGGTCTGCCTACATAGTTTTGGTAGTAACGCAGCCGAGCGTTAAAGTCTGTGAATGGCAAGTACTGCAAAGCAATACGTGTGTTACCCCAAATCAGGTTGAGGTTGATAATGTCTAGCGTGTTAGTGCCGCTAGGCAGTGTAGATGTTTGGATTATTTCTTGGTTGGCAGAAACGGACGATGTTTGGTATGTCCGCAGGCAACCTGTGTCACGCACCATGCGTGATCTGCCCTGATTGATGTAATCAGTTAGTTCTGTATCGGAGTAGAAGTTGGCATTGGCATCATGCAGCAATCTCCGGCAATCCGTGATGTAGTCAGAGAGTACCATCTGTTCCTCATGATGTTATGCGGCTTTTTGGACAAGACCAGTCCTGCGCTGTTTAGGCACAGGAACTGGTTTTGCGTCAACCACGGGGGATAGAACGTGGAGATTCGGACGAGATGACGAGAAAGTAAATGAGTTAAGACGCTCTAGCGCTTTTTCATACTCACCACTGTGGATCATCCATCCAAGGCGTTGTAGATATGGGGTTTTGTTATCTTCCCCAAATCCAAATATGTGATTACAAACAACAGGCGGCACTTCTACTGGGACACCTACGGCAAACTTGTACCGCTTGCCATCGAATCCGTCTTCTAAGTCGTGTTTGCTATTGTTTGTTACCCACATGTTATGCAGTCAGAATATCACCGTAAATATACAGGTCAACAGTAGCCGCTGCACCTTGCGCTGTACCCACGTTGATGTACACGTATGACTGGGTAAATGCGTTTGTGGACGCAATGCTCAAGTCTTGTACAACAGCAGAGGTTGACAGTGAAGGCGTTACAGATGTAACGATAGCAGTTCCACCTGCTGACGCTGCCGATTGAACGGTGAAGCGAGCAGTGGTGGGGTTGATCGAACCATTGGTCATCGCAATGGCACGAATGCGGAACTTTGTTGGAGTATCAGCAAATGCAACAAACGTATCGCCTGTCGCATTCAAATTCAACGATGGAACTACAGCCAGCAGAATGCTACCAAATTGACTGGGCAGTTTGTTTGCAACTCTTGAGGAGGCCATGTTCGTTCCTTAGATGGTTTGGAGATATACGGTGTCGGATGTGCCACCAAAGGTAGTTGTCAATGTGAAGTTGGCTGTACCAAGCGCCACACCTAAAGACAACAAACCTACGTTAGCAGAAGCAACTTGATGCAAACCACCATCAACCAAAGTACCTGTGAACGCTGATGTGCTTGTGTTGGTTGCGAAACCGTAAGCCATACGTGGTGTGAAGATACCTGTGCTGATTGCTGGGTTGGTCAAAGTGGCAGTACCAGCAGTGACGCTTGATGTTGCCAACAAAGGAGCAACAGCGGAATTGGTATAACCAGTTCCAGAAGCACCAGAGACAGCAGTCATGGTTAAGCACATCACAGCAGTAGCGGCAGTAGTAGACGCTGGGCTAAAAGAGATGGTAGGTACAGCAGTCATACCAGCACCGTTGTTGGCGATGGTGATTGCGGTAACAGTACCAGAACCTGCCAATGTAGCGTTGACAGTCAACACTGCGCCTGTACCAGTTGTGTCACCGTTAGCGTTAACAATGGTCACGGTAGGAGCGGCAGTGTAGCCAGCGCCTTGGTTGGTCACAGTAACTGCGTTGATGACACCACCAGAGATAGTGCAGGTTGCAGTTGCAGGTACGCCACCAGCAGGAGGTGGAGAGATCACGAGGATAGGTGCTTTGGTGTAGTTGCTACCACCGGCAGTAATAGTGATGGTGCTGTTGATAGCGCCACCGACAATCACTGTACCTGTTGCCAAGACGCTACCGCTACCGGAAGTGAATGTGCAAGAAGGTGATGCAGCAGTACCGAGGCCAGTACCGGCTGGGTAGATACCGTTGGTGTAGCCTGTACCAGCGTTTGTGATGACAGCGCCAACAACAGTACCAGTCAAGTTAATCAAGCGGGTGTTAAAGCCGTCTGAAGACAAGATGGTTTGACCAGATTGTGTGGTGGTGTCGTTGGTGCGCCAGATTTGTGAAACACCGTCCCATTGCTGAATAGCAGTGTAAGGACCGAGTTTGACAGAGTACTGTCCGCTTGGAACTGTGTAGACTTGACCAGAAGCCAAGTTGATAGGTGTTGCAGGCCAGTTAGTGCCACGTACACCAAAACCGATTTGGTTAATCATGTGTTACTCCTTAGATGGTTAATGAGTTGTAACCCGTGATTTTTGTCATGGCCTTTGGCTTAGTGACAACCAATTCAGCGATAGTTAGCACAGCGCCAACATAACCGACTTGGAAGTTTGCCAAAGTAGACTCAAATCCGGTGAAAGCAAAAGAACCCATCTCATGGATGTACAGAGACATGTAGTTGCTGTTGAGCAAGTACACAGTACCTTCTGGGCAATATGGATCGGGATAAATAGGAACGCCAGCGACCATCAAGGCACGGAAGCCTGATTGAGGACCGTCAGAATCATTGTCGAAACCTACGCCCTTGCCGGGAGTGATAACGTAAGACTCTTGACCAACATAGTCTTGAGCCAACAATGTCCAAGTACCAAAACCGCAAACACCAAATGTTGGAACTTCAGCAGAGTTCTTAACAGTACCGCTGATGTATTGCAACAAGTTTTGACGTGTTGGGTTGATAGAACCGGCTGTATACAACTTTGACTTCCAATATGTGTTGGTAGTGCGGTTGATGTTGCCGTAGGTTGCGAGGGTTGTACCGTCATCAACAGCACCGGGCAAGCCGATAAATTGTTGTGTGTTGGTAGTGTTGTTGTACAGGGCGGTTGCCATGCTGTCCATCATGCTGTTGGTAGCATCGTTCATACGTGCTTCGATCAGCGGGATGATGGCGTAGTCTTGTTGAACAGCGCCTTCCATACCGAGGAACGGCACGGGAGCGATCATCAACTTCAAGTTGTATTCTGCGTTGGTTACACCGACTTGGACTGACGGCTGGGCAAAAGAGCCAGAGTAGTCAGACCACTGCGAGGTAATCATTTGTGAACCTTGGACAGGTGCGGTCACAGAGGACACACCGCCAGAGGCTTGTTGAGAGTTAGCGAGCAGGGCTGCTAACAGGGGAGTGGAGTTGTACAGTTGTACAACTAACTTGGGAATGAACGCTCTACGGGTTACGTATGAGAGTTCCGTGTACTGGGATGAACCAGTACTGGGTAAAATACCGCCACCAATAGGCATAACAATCTCCTAAAAATATCCCCTGTTTACTAACTCTGCCTACAGACCGATTGGTCTATTAGGTTTACGAAATTCGCCCATTGCTTGGGCTGCCACTTCTCTTGCCGCTTGGACAGGATTCTTGCGGAATGCGCTTAAATCAAACTGCCTCATTGGGTTCGGATTGTAGCCAGAAGGTGTTGGAATTGCTGCTTGTTGCATAAAATTATGGTACTCAGCAGCAGCATCATGATTAGTGATGCCCTTCTCCAACATTAGTTTTTCTACTTCTTGAATCTCGGCACGGTTCTTTACCAAGCCTTTGTCAAGAAGTGAACTCCTGCGTTGTTCCAAGTTGTCAATAGCATCACGCTCTGCTAACTTGGCTTCCAGAGAAGCAATCTTTTGTTGGGCATTGTTGAAGACGGTATTGACCCGCTCTTCGATTTCCAACTCTGGCATTGCTACGTCTGGACGTACTTGTTTTGTCAACCGCATGAAGTCTGGGCGAGTCTTGGGATCGTTTGACAACTGAAGTGCCAATCGAGCCAATTCGTCCCGTTCTTCGTATGATTTATCTTCTAAAGACATACCTATCCCCTTTGGTTGTTAATAACGCTTGCTGCCACCACGCTTAGTGATGCGCTTTGGTCTGTCCAAGTTTTTGCTTGGCGATCTTTGTGGTGATGTTGGGTAGGCCATGATTAGATGACCTTCTTAGTGCCACCGGGTTTTTCCAGTGTCATTTTGTTTTTGTACATTTGACCTGCAATGGCTGTACCGTCCTTGCCGCCACCGATCTCAGAGTAACGTGGTGGGTTGAACACTTGACCGTGTTGCATGTTGTTGTCTGTGGGTTTGCGGATTGGCAAAGAGCCACGGGGCTTCAAAATATCCATGATGTGTCCTTACATTGGAAGTGGTGGTTGTTGCATTCCTTGCACGGGTGCTTGGGCGATGCTTCTTTGCTCTGGTGATGCACCACCTGCTTGTGGCAGGGTTTGAATCATCTGCAAAATCTCTGCTGGCATGAGTTCACGATTCTTCGCTTCACGCTTGCCGAACATTTTATGTAAAGAAGCCAGCGATTTCATGATCTGCTGGCCTTCTTCTGATTCACTACCCAATGCTGGGAGGGATTGCTCTAGCAAGTCCATCGCCATTTGGATATTGATGTTAGCGGCTGCCTTGCTACCCATCTTTGGTTCTGGGGTAGACATGGGCGAGGCCATAGGAGGAGTGGACGAGTCTGGACCTGCTCCAGCAGCATCTGGCGAGGGAATATCGGTATTCTCAGGTGCTTGACCCTGTTGAATTAACTCCATCATCTTGTCCATCGGCATACACAATCCTTATGTTAGGCGGTAGTTAGGTATTCAGCCAACTACCAATGCTGGAATGCTCTAAGCAGTCACCAGCCTTGCGGCTGATTACTTACGCTTAGATTTGCGCATACCTTTGCGTGCTTTACGTGCCATTTTACTGACTCCTTAAACAGCGGCCACATTTAGAAGGGAATGCAGCCATACCCTATCCGGTACTACCCGAATCCTTACGATCTCTTTTCAGAGCGGCTATCCCTCTTGGTCTGACCGCTCAAATTACTGCGTTTATACGACATTTCGCTTTTACGTGCAACATCTTTCTCGCCACTATAGCGAGGTGCATTGTTGGGGTTACTCACT